CATATATACAAACATATGTTGCACCATTTAGATATATAACACTTGATAGTCAAGATCCAATTATAGATTATGGTTCAGATAATGATTATGCAGTTGTTTCTGCAGAAATTGGAGGAAGCGTTGTAAATCCAGGATATGGAATTAACAATAAATCAGTTTTAACACCTTCACAAACTTATGTAAATTCTGGAATTGTAATGAAAGAATCTGAATGGGATGACACATGGGGAACTGGACAAGCAACATATCATTCAGCATTTTGGATGCAAAGTTCTCCTCAAGATACATCAAATAATGGTTTAAAGGTTTTATGGAATTTGAATGGATATAAAGATAATCAACATGTGATTTTATATCAATATCAAAATAAACTTCATTTACAATTTAATAATGGTTCTGGAACGCACATTGATTCGCCTACAGCATCTAATTATAATTTGTTTGATGGAAATAGACATTTTATATTAATAAATTTCAATCATACCAATGTAAATAATAATACTGTAAATCTATATGTAGATAGCGTATTGGCATCTACTGTCAATCTTGGAACATATACTGGTACTACAACAAATAGTGCAACATCACTTCCAGCAAATGATGAGTTATATAATTATCCAAGATTATCTGCTGGTGGCTTAATCACTCCATTTAATGTTACTGCATTACCAGCAACACCAGCAAATATTTCAATTTTAGTTGATGAATTATATTGGGCACAAACTGGCGCAAATCAAACTCTTGTAACAAATATTTACAATGCAATGCCAGTAAGATTAAATAAAGTATGGTTAGCAGATTTCTTTATTGGTTCAAATGCAAATCTTCCAATGCCAATAATCAGTACATCAAATACACAATCAACTGTTGCATTGATTGCTAATGCAAATATTGTTAATCCATCTGTTACAGCAGATTATGAAAGTAATATATATGCAACACCATTAACTGCTTCTGCTTTATTTGTAATGCCAACAGTTGTTGGAGATAACGTAACAAATATTAATATTTCTGCTAATTTTATGTTTGCCAGTGCTATAATTGTAGAGGCGGTAATAGCGGTTGGTTTGGGTGGAGGACCTATGATTGCACATGTTCAAAGTATAAATCAATTAAATCCTTATTTAGATGATTATAGAATTATTATATTAACTCAGACCTGGAATCAAGGTTATGATTCATCATTTTATGGCGGATACGGTATAGGAGATATAGATTCATGAGTAATGTATATGTAAATGCTAGTAATAGTCCATTAATAAGTGATTTTGATCCAGCGACAATGGCTGGTATTCCAACAGAAGCACAAATTGGAATAGGAAAACGACCTAATCTTAATTTACATAGTCCAATTACTAATGATCCAACAAATTATTTTATTTTTGATGCATTAGGCAATGATCCAATTGATAATCCAACAGTTTATAATCCTGGTAGAGCATATTGGATGACTCATCATCCTGGTCCTTATGGCAGAAATGATGGACGTATTTGGAATGGTAATGATGAAACTTTTGTAGGTAGTGAAGAGAAGCATTCCCCTGGCAATGATGCTCCATTTAATGAATTTAATAATTATGGTTATAAAATAGATTCTTATAAATTTTATGAAACTGGTGGACCAAGAAACCTTGGTTATATGGATATTCAAAATCAAGGTTGGCTTAGAATAAATAATGAAATTGATCGTGGAACTACAATTGAAGGCACTGATTGGCCTACAATTAAAAATGAAGCATGGTATCAAGGTGCTATTGAATTAACAATTAAACCAAATAAAAATAATTGTACTATTTTATCTGGAGCAAATTTTGCTGTTCCAAAAGATTTACCTGGTGGTTTAAGGACAGAAAATCAGGAAGGCAGAAGTATTGGACTAAGAAGTTTATTTGTAGGTCAAGTAGATCAAGTAGATGCAAGCCAATCAAAATCTGTAAATGTTGAAATAGCAAGTGAAAATGGTTTTGGATTTGGGGAAGAAGCCGCAATTCCTGGAGGTTATCTTTTAGAAGAAGGTAGTTTCACTCCTGATCCAGAAAAAGGTTTAGACTTACGTGCAAATAATAATCATACTAAATATTTTGGCTTAAAAATAGAAAATAATAAGATTAAAGTTATTTATGAAGTATTTCATGGACAAGCAAAAAAATATGTAGAAGTTGTAGGAACAACAAATGTTTTAGATGGTAATTGGCATCATATTGTAATTAATCGTCCAAGTCAATATACAAAAAAATCATCTGAACAAGAATATGGTGGAAAAGGATGTCTTGAAATTTGGGTTGATGGTAAATTAGATAAAAGAAGTTATGATATTACTACTTACGATGCATTACCAACACCACAAGTTTTATTTAATGATGCTATTAATCCTGCCATTTTAAATTATAGAACTGTGTTCAAACCAGAATGGTTTGATTCATATATTAATTCAACTCAATATACTGGTGGAATTAGAGAATATGTTTTAAGACAAAGTTTTGCATTAACACCACACATGATTAATCTTAATTATAATTATGCAATATTAAATGGTCCTGGTTCAAAAATTATTAAAGCAAAAAAAGCCACAGTAACAGCAAAAATTATTGAACCAACAATTTCGGTTAATAAAAAAAATATTCTAAAATTGTATTGGAATAATTTAATTAATGATAAAGAAAAAATGTTAAATGGTTTAGAATTTGATGATAATTTTAATGTTTATAGTTATAGTATGACTCATAAAAATTTAATTAGTTCTACACAAACTTTTAATCTTGATATAAATGATGAAAAAAATGATAGATTTTATTTTGAAAATGTTAAAACAGCAATTAATGAATTTATATATTTAAGTGGACCAGGAATGAATCTTTTTAGTACTGTTTCTTACACTAATACCCAATATAAGGTTCCAGGATTTTCAAGTCCAAAACAAATGATGGATTTAACAAATAATCAACAAATTTCAGTAGAAAATTTACCATTTACATATCCTATTAATAATATTTTATATGGTGGATCTAAATTAAATGCTGGAGATAGAATTTTATTACTTAAACAATATAACCCAAATGAAAATGGAATTTGGATATTTAATGGTCCTAGTCTAGGTTTAACGAGACCATTAGATTATACTGCTTTAAATTTATATAACGCTCATGTTTATGTAACAGATGGAAAATATGCAGGTAAAACATTTGTACAAACTGAAAAAGTTACTAATTCAAGAAAAGATAAACAAACTTGGAGAGAAATTAGTACTGAATCTTCATTATCTACTATTAATAGTTTTCCAATTCATACAACATCATGGACAAATGAAATTGGAGACGAAAGATTTATAGATATTAATGAGGATATAGATATTGATTTTGATGTTATTACTTTTATGAATTATCCTTCTGAAAGTAAAGATATTTTAAATTCTTTACAAACATTAAATGATGTTCAAACTTTAGAAAAATATAAAGATTTTATAGAATCATTAAAAATTGCAGTAACAAATGGAAAATCATTATATATTTCAAGTCCTTTACTTGCTGTAGATTTTAATATTGTAAATAAAGTTACTTATGTAGATCAATTATTACAAGATTCTGATGCTCAATCAGCATCAATAAGTCCATTTGAATCTGGTGAACCAGCATCATATTATTACGATACACATAGAAATATTAAATATCATTTATCAACACCAGTAACTGGTTTAACAAATAAAGAAACATATATTATGACTGATTTTGTTACATACTCGCCAAATAAAACAAATAGTGATTATCATATTAAATATGCTTATCGTCAATTTGGATTACAAGAAGGGGATGAATTCTATATTCCTGGTTTAACAACATTACCAGAAACTATTAATGAACAATTACCTGGATATTTATCTAATCAAAAAAATATTCAAAATTTACCAGTTTTTGATGAAGCAGATATAAATTATGGAACAACCGTCACAAAATTATCTAATAATATTTATAATGGATCAACATTAATAGCAAATCCATATGATGATTATGCAACTACAATTATTGCAAATTATGGTTTAGGCAAAATATTTTTAAATTGTGTTGAAAATGGATATGCTTTTAGCAGATTAGATTATAATAAAGGTAGAATACAAAATGTAACTATTGGTCAAAATGCAGAAACAGTTCAAACTGCTGCATGGCAATATTCTACAAAAAGATTAAATAAAAAGAATTTATATGATTTTTCTGATGATGCTAATGCAATAGGACAAACTATACCTACAACTGGTGGAGGTGGCGGTATAGTCCAATCACAATCACATTGCAGTAATGGTATGATTAGAGTAAAAACAAATAAGGATGATTTAAGATATCAATCTGATCTATATCCTGATTATACAGAAGAAGTCTTCTCTACAACCGAAATACCTGTACTAAGTATGACTTGGTTAGGATTACAATGGTTGGCGAGTTGAAAGGAGAATAAATGTTTGCTACAACAAGTCAAGTAAAAACAATAACAGGCAAGATTGTAAGTAATCAACTGGTAGAAAGAGCACAATATATTATTGAAACATATATTGGCAAATTTGAAAATGAAATTCAAGATACAAAAGATCTTGAAATTTTAAAAAGAGCAGTTGCTTATCAATCAGCCTATATGGAAAATAATGAATCATTAGTTTATGAACAAATGGCAGTTTCAACAACTGGTCAAAATGATGCATATACTACTTTTAAACAAGGCGATTCATTTGCGCCTTTTATTGCACCATTAGCAATTATGGTTTGCAATAAATTGACATTTTTAAGATCTAGATCAATAAAAACTGGTAAGATTTTAGAAGATTCAGTATTGCCTGATTGGGTAACAATATGAAACCAATAACTACCGCTAGAAATAAATACACTGGTAAATTATATAAATTTGTCAGAAAACAAAAGGGTAGTGAAACTGAATTAGAATATTATTATGCCAAAGATATCAACGTAACTGTTGGTCTTGATAGTAATAATAGGATGAGTATTAGATGTGATGAACCTTTAGCATTAGGTTTTATATTAAAAGATATTAAAGATAGTATAGGAAATTTAATACTTTCTGATACTGCCTGGCAAATAAGTGCTGTTGAACCAGTTTTAAATGCTTTTAATACTTTAGATAGTTATAGAATGAGAGCAATAAAATATGAAGGAATTATTTAGTGGGAATAACTAATTCAGCAGTAAATGCTTTACTGAGAATCCAGGCAAAAGAAATAATAAAACAAGGATTAGATCAAGCATTAGAAACAATGGAAAATATGGTAGTAAATGAGGGTATGCAAAGTATTTTTGATAGTTATGTTGAACCTGAATTTAGAAAAAATGCCCAAGCAGAGCCAGAAACTGGTTGGGAAAATGTAGACATTGGTGAATATATGGATTTTATGGGTAATTTAGTTAATATTGGAAATGAAATAATGACCCAAGCCTATGATGAAGCCTATATTGCCTTGGAAGATGCTTTAGAAGTTGACTTTTAAAATGTATATGATATACTAGTATAACAGAATAGAGGTGATAAAATGAACAATCATATGTTCAGAGTATGGGTGGGAGATTTGCAAAAATCAGATCTCTCCAAATATAATATCAGTTTGATTCACTTTAAACTGGTTTGTTTAACATTTTCCATGTATGGTGATTATTATTCTGGAACGGATATTAGGCCTTCATGGGAAACCATAGCAAAAAGAGCGGGAGTTAATAGAAAAACCGCCCATAAAGTAAGAGATATATTACTTGAAATAGGTATAATAAAACAAGTTGGTAAGACAGAAAAAAATATATCAATTTATGAGTTGTCCGCCACAGAAGAACAATTGTCCACTACAGATAAGCAGTTGTCCATTGTAGATAATCAGTTGTCCACTCAGAAGGGACATAATAGTAATATATATTATTCTAATAGTAATTATAGTAATGTACCAAGAAAAAAGAAAGAAAAAAGTAAAGTAATATCTTGGTCTCATAATAATGTAACTTCCTTCGGTTTATATGGCTCGTCATCGAGCCTAGATAAGGAGATAATATGAGTAATGATTGGTTTAACAAGATAGATTATTGCGATATATGTGGATCAATTATATTAAGAGAAAATGATAAAGAATCCTGTGCAAAATGTGGGGGACCGACAACAGAAATAGGATGGATAGAAAAAAATGAAGGCTAATGGAAGAATTACTCGAGGACTATGTAAGTGTGGCAATAAACAGCATATGATAGGTCGAAATAAGGCAGGAAACTATGTTTATAGGAAGGTTTGTCATCGATGCCATAGAGAAGGTAGAAGAAATAAAAAACCTATCTGTGAGCGTTGTGGCTTTATTGCTGAGGATTTGTGTCAAATAGATATTGATCATATTGATGGCGATAGTAATAATAATAATATTGAAAATTTAGCGAATATCTGTTCGAATTGTCACAGATTAAAGACTAAATTATTTGATCAATGGACACCAGAAAAATGGAGAAAAAAACAAAATGAAAAAATGTAATGTTTGCAAAATGTTAAAACCTCAAGATCAGTTTTATAAAGTATATAAAAATTATGATATTACAAGATATGACTGCAAAGAATGTTGTAATATTAGATATAAAAAATATGTCGAAAAAGTTAAATCTTCTCCAGCAAAGATTACTAGAACTTCAAAAATATGCCAAATATGCAAAAATGAGAAGCCAATATCTCAATTTGGCAAAGCAAATGCCAAGCCAGACAAACATTTATCTTATTGTAAACCTTGCTGGTTGGTCTATGTAAATAAGGCTAAAGAAAAACTGAGCAAGAAAAAATAAGTTATGATAGAATTGTATTGACGGTTTTTTCTGTTGCCATAAACCGTTGATATAGTCAAACGGGTTTGTTTCCGACATATATTCAAACCTATGGAATGGAGAGAAGTCGCTCACCTCGCTTCTCTCCTTCCTTTTTTTCTGCTATAATTACACTGATGTATCAACTAGTTAAAATTGGCGGGAATTTAGACAAATGATATTATTTCCATACGCTAAAGACGTAGAGTATAGCAATGGCATATTGTCATTCACTTTACAGTTTTTGGCAAAAGAAAATGAAACACAGATATCGGTTAAAATAGAGACATCATCAGAATTATCAGAAATAATGGAAAGGTTATTAGTGGCATGAGGTTTGGAGGTTTGTTATAAATATGAAGATTCTATCAAACGTGCGTCGTAATGTCAAATTCCAAACCTTTCAAACCTTTATAGGGGGAATATATGGGATATAGCAATTTTACAGAAGAACAAAAAACAGAATTTATTCAAATAGCCCAAGAAATGGGTATTGGACCAACAATAAGATATCTAGGTTTTCCAAAGTCTTATCATACAGCCAAGAAATGGTTTGTAGAACGTAATATGGAATTGCCTACTCTGGATACCCTCGCAAAAATGGCGGGGGATTTAAGGGTATTCTATTCGGATAAAGAGAAGATCATAGCGGCTCAAGCAGTATTAGATAGATGTGTAGAGGCTCTAATGGAACAAGCCTTAGATAGCGATGCTCTTAATAAATTAGCAAATGCAGTTCATAAGGCTATACAAACCATAAACCTTATAGAGGGCAAATCAACTATTATTAATGAGAATAGATCTAAAGATGGAACAGATCTTGCTATTGTAGATTTATTGAATGAAGCAAAAGCAAGGAATGAATTGATTAAAGAGAAAGTAAGGTTTGACAATGAATAAGGTTTGGAGATATAAAGGTTTGGATGGTTTGGGCGCCCTATGGGGGGTACCCGCCTTGAACAAATTTTTTATTGCGCTATTTTCGGTGTCTCAAAAAAATATTTCCAATAAAATCAAATCTGGGGTATGCTTTTAATGCAAACAGAAATAATATCAGCAATAGGGGTAATAATTTTAGGAATTGCAGGAGGTTTCTTTGGTATGATGAGATATCTAATAAAAACCTTAGCAGAACTCAAACCTAATTCTGGAACTAGTATTAAGGACAAAGTTGAAGTTAATAGTGAAAGATTATTTAGGGTAGAACAAAGAGTAGATGCAATTTATGAGATTTTGGCAAAAAGGAGACAATATGCCGTGGGCAATAGAAAAAAACAATGAAAAATGTAAAAGCGGTTATGCCGTAGTTAAAGAAGGCGGAGAAGTTGAAGGATGTCATAAAACCAGAGAAGATGCCCTTAAACAACTTCGTGCTCTTTATGCATCGGAAAGGAAGTAATGAAGGCAACTGATATTTTACAATCAGTCCCAATTGAACTTTTAGCATTTACAGAAGGTCGTAAAGAACTTACAAAATACGACCCTATGCTTTTTGCATTAATTTATTTACCTCATCATCTTCAAAATTCTCAAGGGGAGATAACATTATCTGAATTTCATGTTGATTTAGCAGAATATGGAAAAAAATGGATAGAATCTCCTACCAAACCTAAACAATTTCGTGATGCCTTTATTGCGCCTAGAGAATGTGGCAAATCTACTTGGATTTTTTTAATTTTACCTATGTGGGCTGCTGCTCATGGACATGTTAAATTTGTTGCTGCATTTTCAGATGCCGCTTCTCAGGCAGAAACACATTTAATGACATTTAAAAATGAATTAGAGGGTAATGAATATTTACAAATGGATTATCCTGATCTTTGCAAACCTAAAATTGTTACATCTAGCGGTAGGGCAATGGCATCAAACTCATGGCGTATTATTCAAAGCAATGATTTTATATTTGATGCTAATGGAATCGATACAAACTCTTTAGGAAAAAAGGTTTTTGGACAAAGACCAGATCTTATTATTTTAGATGATATTGAAAAAGGTGAAAAAAATTATTCAGAATATCAGGCTGGACAACAAAAAAATACAGTATTTGATGATATTGCTCCAATGAACATTTTTGCAAGAATGATTTTTGTTGGAACTACAACTATGCCAAATTCTGTAATGGATCAGTTTAGAAAATATGCAGATGATTCATCAAATCCTGATTTAAATTGGATTACAGAGCAGAATATTAATGTTCATTACTATCCAGCCATAATGTCTAACAATGATGGCTCAGAAAGGTCTGTATGGCCTGAAAAGTGGTCATTAGAATGGTTGCAAAGCCAAAGACATCTAAGAGATTTTGCTAAAAATTATATGAATAGACCAGTTAATACTGATGGAACATTTTGGACAAATGAAGATATTATTATTCAAGAGTTAGAAGAATATGGCAATACAATTATTTCTATAGATCCTGCTGTTACTAAAAATAAAATTTCTGACTTTACAGGTATTGCTGTTTTATCTAGAGGAATGGATGAAAATGGTAAAAATAATATTTATGTACGACATGCAGAACAAGTTAAGATGTCCCCATCTGATATTGCAGATAGGGTTTCCAGTTTAGTAGATATCTACGATGCTGGTGTAATTTATGTTGAAGTAAATCAAGGCGGAGATCTTTGGAAAGATGTTTTCAAAAATGTATCCGCAAAATATAGATCAAAGACACAGCATTTATCTAAACAGATTCGTGCTGGTAAGGCTTTGAACTTTTATCAACAGGGAAAGGTAAGACATACAAACCGTTTCCCTATTTTAGAAGAACAAATGTGGGCTTTCCCAAAAATTGCTCATGAAGACGTACTAGATGCTGTTGTTTCTGGCATTTTGTATTTTTTAGATAATAAAGCAGTAAAATTAGAAACAAAACAAATAAATTATTTAAGGAGACAACATGTCTGATATTAAAAAGGCTATTGACACAATAGTAGATAGAAGAAATAGTTATTTGACAGCCGAAGCATATTATGAAGGAACTCAATCTGAGATTTTTCCTAATAATCGATGGTTTAGATTGTTAAGTAATGCTACAAAAGATTTTAGATTTAATTTTGCAAGAACTGTGGTCGATTCTGTATTGAATCGTCTTGAAATTGCAAATATTACAGCAAACACCGAAGAAGCAAATAGAAAAATCAATGATATTTGGCAAATGAATGATTTGCAAATTGATGCTGATGAGATACATCGTCGTGCACTTGCATTTGGAGATTGTTATGCAATTGTTTGGACAGACACTCAAGGAAATATAACTGTTGATTATAATTC